TGGATCAAATTTTGGTCCTTGAATGTCAGTTATAACTTCTACTATCTTTGCCATTACCTTCTACCTCCTGCTTGTATATCTAATCTAAAAGTTCCCATTCTCCAGCTTTGACCAGTGCTTATATTTCCTACTTTCAAAGCAATTTGTCGTGCTCTTTTTCTTGTCCAAATTTGAGTAGTGGATGTAGTACTATTATAAGAAGTAGAGACAGCAGCACTGGTTGGAAAAGCTTTAGCATTTAAATATATTTTTGCATCTCCAGTTTGTTGTCCAAAGTCAGGGATCACTCTACTGATTCTCATCATAAATTCTCCTTGACCCTGTAGTCCTTCTTGCCTGCTGATGTCATAGTCTCCTGATTCTACAAAACCTTGCACAGCTGTTGTAGCTCCAGTGGCTTTTACCTCGTCCGTTCCTATGTTATGTTGCCAAAAATAACTAGCTCCAGCTGTAGCTCCTCCAACCGTAGGGGTTGTGGGTATCTCTCCTGTTTCATATTCAGTTGCATAAGGATTAGAATACACTCCTTGTTGGACCCACGTAGTTCTATCTAAAGAAGATGTATACCAGATAGGCATCTCTTCTGTAGATTCTAAATAGTTATAAGTAACAGAACGATCTATATAACTCGATCCACTGCTACAATAAAACCATGTAACTTCCCCGAATATATTATCTACTGCTGCATGTACTTGCTGGTTGGCATTAGTATTAATATCATTAAAGACATAATCTTCTACCAAACATAACATACTTTGAACACGACCTCCTGCAAATCTAAAGAAACCATTAGGTCCCATCCAGTAAGCTATACCATCAATTTCAACTGATGCATGTTGACTAGAAATACCACAGTTAGTTCCAACTTGATCGAATCCAAAAGTAAATGGAGGACCAATAAATCTCATTGTATACATAGCTGTATCCGACCAAAGATATAAAGCAGTTCTCCCTGTCATACATGCCATTAGTTTAGAACCATCTGGAAGTTTCTGACTTCCAGCTGTGTTGGTAGCTGTAGGAGTATAAGTATTAATGTCTTCTTGATCCGAAAATCTTACAAACATATCACTAATAGTATTAGCAGTCCCTATTACTAATTCGGTTCCTATAAACACTAAGTGTCTATCAGGTGTTGAAACCATCATATCTCTCGAAGCAGTAGGAGCTCCGCTTACTACCGTAGCTCTAACCGATAGATTAGCAAACGATGGATCCCATTCAAATACTTTTTTATTATGAACTAAAGCTAGAAGTTTTTCTCCAAAATTAACAAGACGCCATTGACCTGGTTCAATAATAACGTGAGAAGAAGAACTTGCGCTGCCCCATCCAACGAAGTTGGTAGCATCATAAACTGTTGCTCCGGCAGAATGCGCTGATCTTGTACTTCCACTCGCTGCTCTTGCAATTCCCGTAATGGTATTGGTACCTGTATTATTTCCTGTGTAAGTAATGAGCTCATTTCCTATCTGGATGGTTCCAGTAGAAGGAAAAGCTGCTGTTGCAGTTAATGTAATCTGTGTTGAAGGAGATCCCCCAGTTCCAAAAGCATCATCTGCTAAGGTCCCAACTAAAGTTGTTAGAGTAGGTGGAACGGTTCTACCACCGAATGTGTTAGTGCCCCAACCATAACCATAACCTTGGGTAACTGGACCAATAACATAATAAAACTCAACATCTACACTTCCTCCTGTAGCCGCTGAGCCTGAACTGGAAGCTGTAATAGTAAATGTGGTAGCAGAAGGAGTAGTAATAACTTCAAATAATTTACCTTCAAAATCAGCGTCCGTTAATCCTGTACCACCTGGTAAAGTAACACTCTCTAGTAGTATAATATCACCTACCGATGCTCCGTGGGCCGTGGCTGTTGTAATAACAACCGAAGTTGTTCCATCAAAAGTAAAGGTAGCTGAAGCTTGAGTACGGGTTAGGTCTAAAGGGGTAATGTCATAGAAAGCACCTTCAAAATAAATATATAAGAGTTTATTAGTACCAATGGCCGCGTACCTATTGCCATCATTATCCACCCATACGTGCTGATCTCTGCCAGAGCCTACTAGAGTCTTACTTCCAAGCTGTTGCCAGCCTCCTATTTTTTCAGGATAGCCATAACGAAATCTGGAATAATCGGCGTTAACCCATTTTCCTTCGGCGCCTGTATCTGAGGACTGTTTATCTAAGCCCGGTTGTAGTGTAATCTTATGAAGCATATAACTCTCCTAGAGTAAAATATACTACCTTTAACCTATAATCAATTAGATTTAAAGCCTTTATACCATGCAGGAAGTCCTAAGAATGGACGTCCATCAAACTTGTTTGCTTTAGCAGTTTTCTTTTTAGCATCATTATAGTGTAAAAAAACTTGGCCGCAGTCTTTACCAGGAAAAGCTTCACGCCAATGTTCAAGATCACATCCAGAATATATTAACATATCTCCGGGTTCTAGATCTACTTTGATACCTGCTTGACCTTTTTTTCCTGTAGGATCTAAGTAAAGGGGCCATGGATCTCCTCCTAAATTCAAGGTAGTAGACACTTCGCATGAGTATCTATCTTTATGGCGATGAAGAACGTCTCCTGTTTTATAAATTCTGGCATAGGAATAAGTTTCATTTAACTTATAACCTGTTTCTTTTTCCATTTTTACTTTTAAAGATTCTAACAATGTTTCCATTGCTGTATCTGAATAATGAGAATAACTATTAGGAGCCTGGTGATCATTCCATACTCCCCAGTACTCTGTAAAGGGGGAAATATATTTTTGATCAAATAAAAAGCGCGCCACTTGTCTTTTCTTTAAAAAATAAGAATAGACAAACGAAGCGATCTCTTTTGATATTGCTCCTCTTAATACTTTGTATTTATTTTTTTTGAACATTTTGGTCTCCTTTCGTTGGTTCTCCTCGTGGAATATTTAATACTCCTTTAGGTATTGCTTGACAGTTCCAATGTATAAATCTAAAGGGTTCATAACCCATATCAACCGCATACATATGTGGCATATACGATGGAAAGAAAATCATTCGACCTGGTTTTACTTCATAATTAACTTGATGACTAGCATACGTTATCTTAGACATATCTTTTTGAGGTAAAAGATTCATCAGATTCCCTGCTCTTGGGTCTTCAAATATAGGTCTTGATGTTTTTTCACTGGCTTTTAAAAAATAAAATCCTGACATATGACCGTTCCAGTGAGTATGTAAACTATGTTGGCCTGCTCCTTTTTTAGCAAACTCCTGTACCCACATTTCTGTGGTAAATACTTGATAATTAGTTAAATCAAAACCCATCTCTACCAATAGATTATGGGCCGTGGCTCCTATATAATTTTGTAAAGTTAAAAAATTAGAGTCTCCAACTAAAGGGGTTGAATGAAATACGTGTCCCATATCTCCCTTATCCCCGAACTTTTTATTTCTTTTGGCTATATCTTTTTTTAAATTTTTCTTTGCTGCTTCAATATATTTATCAGAAGCTTTATTTAAATCCTCCACAAATTGAGGGACGTCTGCAAACCATACAGGACATTTAAAATAATCTTCTCTAGTTAATTGTGTGGGAAAGGTTTCAGCACTTCCACATGATATTTTATCTAATTCTTTTTGATTTCTTTTCTTCATTTAAATGGCCATCCTAAACTCCACATTACTAGACTGTGTCTGATTCCTTTTTTAACTGGACATACTCTATGCCATAAATCGGCAGGAAAAACTACCAAGGATCCTTTAGGTAATATTTCTTTACACTTTCTAATGTTTGGTTTTTTATCGGGATCTAAATTTCTAAAATCAAATTCTAATTCTCCTCCTTTATAATCTTTAGGATTCGATAAAGTTAAGGTTACAGATAGCTTTCTAACTTTTCCATTTGAAGGATCTCCTTCTTTTCTTTGATAAGGTTTATCCCAACCATCACAATGCCAATCATAATACTGTCCTTTCTTATATTGTGTAAATTGGCAGGCTTCACTATGGTCCCATTGAAAATTCCAACCAGCACTAGCATTTGCTTGATGAACATAAGGTTGAAGCTCTTTATAAATCCAACGCTCACTTAACCAAACAATATCTGAATCTCTTTTCTTTTTTAAATCTTTAACTTGTTGTCGGTTTAATTTTTTAGGATCTCCATAGCCACCTGTAGTTGCTAATTGATCTTGAATAGATTTTGAATATTTAATAATTTCATCACAGATTCTAGGAGGAATTACTGATTGAAAGTACCAATAATAATTTGTTAAGTTCATATGTCTTTATACATATGTTCTATCTTAATTTAAAGAAAGAGTAAAGAGAATTAAGAAACGGTTAGTGTATTAGTTCCTGACACTGTAAATGTAGCTAATTTATCACCACCTGGGTGCGTTGACGTAGCATTACAAGCAGGCGTAACTGCAAATGTTACAGCACTAGGTGCTCTTAAAATTATGATTCCTGAACCACCCTGACCACCACCAGCTCCAGGGCCTCCAGCAGGGGCTCCGCCTCCGCCGCCTCCACCAGTGTTTATAGTTCCAGCCGTTCCAACTCCCGCAGGTGCGGGACCTCCTGCTCCGCCACCACCAGGTCCACCAGCTCCACCAGTTGAATTTCCAGCGCCTCCACCACCTCCAGCATATGTAGTACAAGAATTATTAATGTTATTTACTAATCCAGCTCCACCTGCACCACCACTTCCCGGAGCGCCACTACCAGCAGCACCAGCACCACCTCCACCACCACCGGCAGACGGAGGAACTGCTCGTCCTATACCACCTGGATTACCTTGTTGACCTGCATAAGGAGGAGTATCTCCTGCTCCTACATTTGCAGGAGAAGTAGTATCAGAGGCACCACCTCCTGATCCACCATCTCCTCCCACTCCAGAAGTTGGAGATGTTTGATTACCACCGGCACCACCACCAGCTGAAGTAATCATTGAAGTTGTTTCTACACCACCTGGATTAAATATTGAGTCATTTCCTGTAGCAGGTGCAATAGGATTTGGGGGCGTTTGAGATACTCCACCAGCACCAACTGTTACGTCAAAAACAGCCGGTCCAGTCAAAGTCATAGTACATCCATTTATAGGTGCAGGGCTTCCTTCGGAAGTTCTAAAACCTCCTGCTCCACCTCCACCACCTTTGAAATATCCACCACCTCCACCACCAGCGACTACTAAATAATCTAAATCAAAAGGTATAGCTATTGTGCCATCGGGCCATGTGCCCGCTACCGCTGCTTGATATTGA